AGTGAAGGCGGTGGTAGCTACGATAGTGGCGATAGCAGTGGTGATAGTGAAGATGGTGGCGAAGATGATGGATTCGGCGACTTTGGTGATGAAGGAGGCGAAGGTGGTGAAGATGACTTTGACTTCGACGAAGGTGGTGAAAGTAGCGAAGGCGAAGGTAACCCAAATGATTCCTTAGACGGCGCACCTGACTAAAAAATAAAACTATAAAGGATATCTAGAGTAGAGAGGGAATTCCCTCTCTACTCTATTTACCTTTTATTGCGTTAATTTGCAAATACGATAGAATACATGGTTAATATCAAATCGACTAGCTGGAATAAACTCAATCAATACACCATCTGAAGTTAATAGATAAGTGTCACGAGTAGGTTTGCTTGATTTACGATTACGACGTACTAAAGAAGCAGTAATCAAATTACTGATTTCAGAACCAGTATCTCGAACCAAACATACCCAACCATTTTGATTGTTTTCAGAACCATCTAACGTGATATTTAATTCACCAGCACTACGGTCTACATAAGTTACAGTTGCTGTATTACTTACAATAGTCGGCGTATCACTGTCTGATAAATATTCATCATCATTATTGGTAATAGTAAATGATGCGAACATTTCTTCTACAAGTGTATTGTACTGTTGTCTTGATGACTTAGTGATAATATCATCACGTTCTTCCAAATCGCTGTAACACTCTACGATTTCAGTTACGCTGATATCTGTCAAGTCTAGACAAAGCAGAATCTTGCTAAATTGAATATCAATCATTTCAGAAAGCTTACGCAACAGAACAAACTCACGTGCTTTAGTCAATGGTTTAATGATTTTATCACGATAATCATCAAATGTTTTACATTCTTTGATTTTACGTACTACTTCTAACTGACGTTTCTTAGTAGAAATAGGATTCATGATAGTGACATCACTTTCAACCAATCGAGAATTACCGTGTTCGGTATAAACATCATCGATAATTTCAGTAACCAGTGATGGTAAGTTATCAGCGATAATCTCATTATCGTTAATGGTTACATTGTATTCATTTACTTCCCCACCATTTGCAATGATTTCTGCTTCTTGATACTCGCGTTCTTCATCGGTCATGGTCAGATACTTAATCTCTTCTTCCAGACTAGGTGGATTCTCACGATTAGGGATTAGAGCACTACCTAAGATACCTGGTGTTTTACCAGGAATGATATGGTCTTTAAGTTCCATTCTTTCTTCCTCAGTTAAATCGTACAACACCTGACAAGGTAAACCATGTTCATCTAATTCAATCATACAACGTTTATTCAGATAGTTGTAAGATTGCCATAGTTTATTGCTTGCATTAAATGCAAATACATATTCGCGTTGAACCAAACCGTATGCGTCGTAGTATTCAAAATACAAACCATCTTTATCTTCAGACAGTTTTTCACGATGTTTGGTATAGTCAAATGGGTATAAGTATTCAGGTGTTAACTTACGGCGTACTTTTACTTCATTAATATCTTCGTATCCTTTGGTAGAAGTATTAATCCATAAACCTACTAACCAGTTACGACCAATTGCCATTTTACGACGATTATTCGGTACAATTGGGAAACCATCTTCTTCAACTTGTACAGCTGTTTGGTTGTTTACAATAGTTTCGTTAGAACCTGATTTATCAAAACGCTCTTCGTATTGGTTAACATTACCATGAACAACAGTAGGTGTACCAAGAACAGCAGACTCATCTACCAATTCGTTATATGCTGAATTATCTTGCTGTTTATTCGCAGTATTGTTCGCATTGCTTTCAGCCAACCTGCGACGTTTGATAGCGAAGTAATCATTACTATCATTTTGTTGAGTAGAGCTACTGCTATTATTACCACGTCCAAATACATCATGTGCTTGAGTGTTAGAAGCACTAAATGTATTATCTACACGATTAGCACCCATACCACCGAAGTTGTTACCACGCACATTACCCCAACGAGAACCACCATTACCACCTACATTATTATTACGCATAGCCATGCCGCCACGTGTAGCGAAACTACCAGCATTGTTATTACCATACATCATGCCATTACTGTTACTGTAATGACGTGCTAACTGACGTTGGATGTTACCAATATAGGAACAATACTTATTAGCATCATTACGTACACCATGTGCTTCTTGAGCATTTAATTGGTTCATTGGACCATAGTTCAAGAAGATGTACGGAACAGCATCAACAAAAGAATTACTTACTAAGTTGAATACTTGGTTTTGGTTATTAGGGTTGATTTGGTTGGACAAATATTCGTTTTCTAAAACCTGCAAGATATTCACGTAGATTTCAGAGAACAAATTATTGTTTTGACTTACCGCTTCAGCAGCACATCCACGAAAGAATGATACTTGGTTTGGGCCTGCGTAAAGTGTTTCATCAATCACTTGTGTCAACATCTCACCAACCATTTGTTGCAGAGGTGCTGTTTGATACAAATCGATATTCATGTTAGTTTCCTTTTTAAAATATACTTTAACAATTACTCTGTGTCTACAATTTCATGTCTATTATCGACATCACCGTATAACAATTTCTTAACGGCATCGATTTTATCGACAAGTTCGGGATTAGGCACAATGGTGTAATCGTCTGTAATGGTTACATATGGGTTTAATCTACTGCGACCAGATGGGTCTGCTTTAGACATATCAAATGCTGCACCACATTCTAACAGAGATTCATGTAGTGCTACAGATGGGTCTTCTACATTAAATTGTGTATTAGACGTTCTGGCTTTATCGGACTTCTCTTGCGGGATAACAATACGTCCCATTTTCAAGATAGGTAAATCAGCTGGGTCATCTACCACAATAATTTCTGTATGGTTTTTAATCTGCATAACAACTTCAGCACGAATGCTTTCAATTGCTTTACGTACAGCTTCGTACTTAATAGGTACATTTGGGTTTCTGTCTTCTTCTAAACGCAATGTACTAAGATTAAAGTAAGCATTGTTAATGGCTTTAGTCAAATCGAATAATAGGAATTGACAAATTTGCAATTGCTTACCATACAAAGTATTGGATTTAGAAATTTGTGAAATCTCACTGGTTAGGTCAATAAAGTTTTCAACAATATAAACAAACAGTTTATAAATGTTGTCAATATGTCCCAAACCAATTCGTTCGAAATCATCGATAGTCATGTCATCTACATAACCGTCTAATGAAACCATGTGTTTATCAATATTGTCTTGAATAATAGATGCATGGTCTGATGTAGAACAAATTGCTTCACCCATCATGCTACGCCATGCTTCTGTATTATCTACAATATCTGGATTCATTCGATTGTAACGAGTATAATGACTTAACACGTAAATCAATGTACCGATAACAGTCTTAGCTGAACGAATAGTTTCCCATTCTTTACGACGTACTGCGAAGAACATCTTCGTAGGTTCGTAATAAGGATAGAGATAACTGTGTGGTGGTTTACGACCATTGCTTTCGACAATCACCCATTCGTCTTTTGGATATTGATTTAATACATCGTCAGGATTCTCAAAATCATCACGATTTAACATTAGAACACTACCAGGTTTAAAACCAAACATTTCTAATGTCTTAGTCATCCCAAATTTACAACACAGATAATGTACCAGAGTGCACTTCATTTTAATGAAATTATCAGTACGACCAGTGTCTTTCTTATTGTGGATTTTAGAATGATAAATAGATGTGTATTCAGGTACGCCGTCTACAACAATATTTACATTACGAATACGTTCAAACCACAATTTAATTTTAATCAACTTGACAAAGATTTCAGTAGGCTTAATTGTAATAATACCATCTGCCATTACAGGTGCAACCATGTATTTTACACCATTCATCCACATGAATCCATGTCGACGAATAAATGGAAGATAGATATATTTACGAATCGGCTGACCATCAAAGTCAAAGTTAAAAGCGTATAAACGAATATCATTTCGATTGATATCGTATTTACGTGTATTGTTATTACTAATTCTGGTCATGTATTGGTAACCCTCTTTTGGAGGGACTTTTTCACAACCAAGATACTTTAACTTTTTAGGAAATCGTTTCGAGTTAATACGAAACAGTCTATCCACATAAAGAGGAATATTAGGATTGTCGTGATAAGACAATCCTAATCCAATTCTCTCGTCAATATGTGGAGTATCTTCCTTAATCCGTTGTATCAATAAAGGATTCATGCTTGTTTTCCTTGTATAATTATTAAAGTATATTCTACCATGATAAAAGACTCGCGATATTCTTTTAACAATAATAAAACACTTAAATTATCTATTAAGAGATAATTCACTCAAATAAGTTCAATTGTATAAGAATTTTTATATTCTTTTACTCCTTTATAAATTAAGTAACCTGCTCCAACTACTAGAGCTGCAATACCTAAAGGTAATGCTACTTTACTTAGAGTTGTCGTGATGGCACTAAAGTTACATGTTGATTTTAACACATCACTTAGTGTACTAGCGTATCTAATAAATGTTTCAGTTTTTTCCTTTTTAGCACTATGGTCTATAAATATCTTGGTTAATGCACTGGTAATCGTAGCTACGCCTGCAATGATACCTGCAAATGCACCAATGTTTCTAGAGCTATTATTGCTCTCTGCTGCTTTAGTCGCTTCTTCTGCTTTAACTCGTTTGGTTCTCTCTTCGATAATCCTTTCTTCCAAGTCAAGAATCCTATCTCTTTCTTTATAGGTTCTTTCTGTTTCTCTATCTTCTCGTTTAAATATCCTTTCTTCCTGTTTAAATTCTCTCTCTTCACGAGAGTTCTCATGACTACTTAATGTTTCAATATGGTCTAGTTTAAGTTTAAGTTCTTTAAGCTCTCTTTCTTTTTGGTTAATCTTTTCATTCAATTCTCGAACTTTAAGATCATGTTCACGCTCTTGTTCTTTGAATTGGTTATTTAAAATTACCTCCTGTTGTTTTAATCTACGAATCTCAATTTCAGAATTAAATGTCCTTGCTTCATCCGCAGTAATAAAATAACCATGTTCTTGTAATGTTATTTTATCATTGTAAGGAATAAAGATATGTTGCGTATCAATCTCATCATCATCGTTAAGATAAGAAGTATAGATATATAACCCAGGCTTTTCATCAGCAATAGGTTGTTCACCTTTAATGGCTTGAATCTTATCACCTATCTTACGATAAATCCTACCTTCTTTTTTCTTAGTAATAAACTTAATAGATTCTATTCTTTCTTGTTTATCTAATTCTTCTTTAATGGCTTTATGCAATTCAGAATCTTCTAATGAAAACGAAGGATGTAATACCTTAGAATAGTTTATTACATTTGGTGAAATGACAATATCTAATTCTTTATCGTAAATGATTTTATTTCTACAAAGAACATCTTCAGGATAGTAAAACATAGTGACCATTTCACTATTAGCCATGTAGATATTGGTAGGATAAGCACCAGTAGCAGCATTAATAACATTACTTGCTTTGTTATTTAATTCTTTTCTATTATCCAGTAGTTTTCCAAATAATCGTTTATTTTCCTTAATGCCGAAAAATATATCATTTGGTTCTACTGTATTTTCTTTATAGTTATTCTCAATACTATCTAATAGACCCACTGTCGGTACAATAGATTCTAAATTACTTAATTGTCTAACAACAATGTATAAACCTGAACCGTAACTTAATACTAAGTCTCTTTCATCTTTCGATAATCTATTTAAAGAACTGTATTGTGTACCAGGTTTTAAACGATAAACATAACCAAATCGATTACTGATATTAATATCAGTATTAGACATGTTAATATATTCGATAGATGTTGTTAGTGTAGAGGGGTGTTCAATTGATTTACCACTTACAGTATTACCAAAGTTACTAGTATTTTTAATAATAATAGATTGTGGTTTGTTATTAATTACATCGGAATGTTCAGCGTTAACGTAGTCAATGTTTTGAGATGTGTATGAAAAATCATCACATGTACGTTTCATTCTATTATTTCTATTTCGTACATTAAATAGAGCAGAGCCATTTTGATATTCTTCATTAGGCATAGTTGTATTCTCCTTAAGGAAACAATATAATATTCGGTACCAATTTAATATTATATGTTTTAGAAAAAATACAATAAGACGTAGATACGCCTACTACTCTACTACCAATTGGTAGTAGAGTAGTAGGTATCTTTAATTAATTATTTAAATTAATCAGTTCTGATTATTAAGCACCTGGGGTACCATTAACAGCAGCAGCGGCAGCAGCAGTAGCAGGTTGAATTACTTCATTAGTAACTTGGAAGTTCAAGCGTTCTTGGATAGAACGTTTCAGACCAGTTACTTTAATGCGTACCAATACTGGCAAGTGACAGATGTGGCTGAACCATGGTTGAACCATAGTTTCGTGTTGGTATTTGCTACCACGAGCACGGCTAACGATACGTGGGATTTCACGTTTATCGAGAGTGTTACCGAACCACAGAGGTACGCTCAAGCTACCATTGCGTGGTTTACCGAATGACAAGAAGATAGTACCAATTTCACCATCTTTAGCTTGACCATGTTCATCCAATACCAAACGTTCGTCAGAACATTCTTCGATAGTGAAGTCAAAGCCATCACCCAGAGTACGAGCATCACCTTCGCGGAAGATGAATTTGCTAGTGAACGCGTCAGCAATAGCAATCACGTGTGGACGGAAAGAGCTACCACCGATGTCGGTCAATTCGTAACCAGCAGCCAGTTCAGAAGAACAGTAAGCTTGAGTCATTTCACCCAAGATGTAGTTAGTCATTACAGAGGACACGTTATTCAAACGGTCAGAAGTAGTCAGAGATTGACAAGTTTTGTAAACATCCAATTCTACATCTTTAACGTAAGTACGAGCAAACCATTGACCTACACCAACAGAAGTGTAGTTAAATGGTTCAGCAGTATCCAGTTGTTGAGGTTGTGATTTCAACATGTTCAGGATATCGTAAATGGCAGATACACCAGCGTTAGTACGACGGATGAAAGACAAGCGAATCAGGCTGTCGATACGTTGAGAATCAGATACGGTGTCTTTGTCATCGATAGGACGACGAATAGCGATTGGAGAGTGCAGTTTAACACCGTAGATGATGCGTTGTACGCGGTCATCCAACAGCAGACCATGTTCGCGCAAGTTACTGTTAGTACGGGTAGCGTCTACTTCATAACCAACGATAGAGGTTTTTTCCAATTCAGCAACCAGAGCTTTAACGTCTGCGTTTTCCATAGACAATACTTCTTTGGTTTCTGCATTGCGAACAGCGCGTACTTGTACAGCAGCTGCATTCAGAGTAACAGTACCCAAGTCAGTGTTACCACGACCAGAAATATCAAAGCGCAACAGAGCTTCCAGTTTTTTGTCTTTCAGTGCTTTCAATTCTGTAGGCAGAGCTTGAGAGATTTCACCGATAGTGTCAGCATTTACCAAGTGAGTATTTACATCGTACATCAATTGGATACCTTCACGGTCACCATTTGGAGAGTAAGTGAAAGTAGATTGTTGATGGTATTGCAAGTTTTTGAACAATACAACATCGTTACCAACTTTCAGACCCAGAGTTTTCAGACGTGGGTTAGCAGAAATTTGGTCAGTATCGTCAGACATACCCAAAGTAACCATACGGTCAGTTTGAGAGATGTGAGTCAGTTTAATTTCTTTACCGATTTTCAGCAAGGAAGTTTGTACATCTTCATCAAAGTCAGTACGAACAACGTAAGGAGGCAGAAGAGTGCTGTCTACGAAAGAATCTTCGCTGATGGTTTTACGGAATACAGGAACGATGTCAGTGAAGTTAGATTTCAAGATATCGTGTTTACGCAATGCTTTGATTACGTGTTTTTGGTTGCGGTATGCATCACCTTTGCCTCCCAAGTCGTATTCTTTAGAGTTGAATACAGTAGACAGGTGTACATCGATGGTGTAGTTGTTTTGAGTAGAATCCAAAGTGATAGTAGGGAAGAACAATTCTACAGCTTTAGATTGTTTTTCAGGACGGATGTTGTAAGAAACAGTCATCGCCAGGGTATTCATCATACCGTGAACTTCAAAAGATTCAGTAGCCAGTTCTTGACCTACAACACCAACGTCAACACCACCACCAATAGCAGATACAACAGTACCTGGTTCAGTTTGTGCACCAGCATTGTAGTATTCGTCTGGGTTTTGGGCGATAACGATAGATTCGGACAGGTTATCTACTTGGTCTTCAGTCAGAGTAGAACCAGTAGTTTCTTGGTAGTCAGCTACGATACCGTCGATTACAGTTTTTTGGCTGTTGGTAATAGCGCCCAGGTCTTCAGTTTCAGAAGCACTCAGACTTTCAATAGACAAGAAAGCTTTACCAACCAATTTAGCAGATTCAGTGCTCAAGGAAATATCATGAGCATGTGATTTTACGATGTCAGCAATCACTTGTGTATTTGAACGGGGGGTAAAGGATTTTTTCTCTTTACCGAAAATATTTTTTTGAGACATTTTCAATACCTTTAAAATTTAAATCAAGACAAGAATAACTTATAGTATCTTCGAAAATAATTATTAATTATCTAATAGTAGTAAATAATTACCGAACAATGCTGTAGCTGATATAGTCTGTTCTGAGTGGTAAATAGACGACTTTCTCATTACATCACGAATTTTCTCTAATACATAAGTTTTCAATGTATGTTCACTGTAGCTTCCTTCTACCGTTGAAGTAGGTACAGAAATAAAGTAAATACGTCCACTAGGGGACACGTCAATACTCTCATACATACAGTTTTCGTTAGTGTGTTGGTAAATGTTATTACATATACCTGTCATTACTTTAGATAGAATACGTGTTGTGTTAAACACTTCTTCTTCAAAAGTATGCTCACCATTTTCCTGAGGAAAATATTGGCTATAAAATGCTTCTTTATCATTAGCATTTGCCAGCCACAGTAGGCGAATATCCAATGCCTCACCCATCAAAGGGGTAAGTTTTTCAGACATCTCTACAGATTCGTATACTCTACTTTTATCTAAAGGTGAGGATTTAGATAAAGCATTTAGAGCAATTAATTCTTTTAAAGCGTTGCTACCGACAGATGCGACAGCTTTATCATAATAAAGTAAGTCAACAGGGCTAATACCTTTATCTTTTAAGTCGTTATATAATTCTTCTGGTACAAATACTAATCGAATGGTATTCTCTGGATTCTCTTCTGAATCGATAAAACGATCCAATAACCTTTCAGCTTCTGTTTTCTTAATTAACTCAATCATGGGTGATATCCTTTATATGTTGGTAGATTTCTATTTAGATTTTAGCCCTGACTATCTATGTAAAAAATAGCTCTATAGGCTAATATATACTAACCGAATAATTCATATTAACATACGTTATAACCGTTACTTATTTTATTAACAATATAAAAATAAAGAAAGAAATCCCGACATGAACATTAAAGCATTATTAGCAAAATGTATTTCTTTATTATACAGAGAATCTCAATTAGAAGAAGAATCAGATTCCTCTAAATTGGTCAATGATATTATTAGTTCTTTAAAGATTAATAATAGAGACATCAGTGGTACAGACTCTACTTTAAATGATTTAAAAGATTTAGTAATGGATATGGTTTCTAGAGAGAATCCCATTCCTTACAATGATTTAATACAACATTTAAAAATCATCTGTGGACAAGATACTACACTGTTTGAAAGTATTCAGGATAATATTGCATTTGAATTGACACCTCAAGAAGTACAGCGTTCTGTATTATCTTATCGTTTTGAATTAAGTAAATATCTAAAAAATAAAAAAGCACAAGATATTTTAGAGAAATTGACTTACGATTTAAAATTCAATCGTGATAAAGTAGAAGACTTAGATGGTTATATGTCTACTAAGTTAACAGATGCTATTGATTTAGTAAATTACGCTGGTGAAGAAATCCCAGGTGTAGTGGTTGAGTTAGATTTAAATAACATCGAACAAGTCGCAGAACAATACGAATTAATTAAGAAGGAATCAGACGGTTCACGTACTATTCGTATGCCATGGCAAGCAATGAATAGAATGACACGTGGAGGTTTACGTTTAGGTCAATTAACTATAGTAGGTGGTTTAGCACACAATAACAAAACAGGTGTGTGTTTGTCTATGTTTATTTCAGCTTGTATGTTTAATAACCCAAAAGACTTATTGACCAATCCAAAAAAGAAACCAATGAATGTATTGATTTCTTTTGAAGATGACATGCAAATTGTATTATCTAATATCTACACTTTATTAAAAGGTAACTTTGATAATGTAGTCGTAACAGATGACGATAAGAAAAACTTAGATAAAAATGAAGCAGCAATCTACGTAAGAGACAAACTACAGTCTACAGGATATAATGTAAAACTGATTCGTATTAACCCATCTGAATGGTCTTATATTGAAATTCAGAATAAGATTCTAGAACTAGAGTCTAAAGGATACGAAATCCATATGTGTTTGATTGACTATTTGAACCTAGCCAATAAAAATGGTTTACCTAATATCCGTGGTGACTCTGACGTACAAGAACTCTTTAGACGTACTAAAAACTTTATGTGTGCAGGACACAATATTGCTTTATTGACACCTCACCAATTATCAGGTGATGCGCTGGATTTAAAACGTCAAGGTAATAAGATGTTAGCACAACAAGTATCAGATGGTTCGTATTATGCTGACTGTCGTGGTTTATATCGTGAACCAGAACTTGAGATTGCAGTAGATATTGTAAAAGACAATGGTACTAAATATCAGGTATTTGCACGTGGTAAACACCGTGGTCAAAATGATACACCAGAAGAACATAAAGTATTCATCTTACCATTTGCACCTGTAGGTGGTTTAAGATACGACATCAATGGAAGTGATACTTCACTGTCTCGTTTCGGTGCAACACGTAATGAGAATGGTGAAGAAGAACTAGCATTCTACGATGTAGGCTAAAAAATAAAAAGATAGTATTATACTACTCTCTACTCCTATTTTGGAGTAGAGAGTAGTATTGCTTATGTTAAACACCATTCAACAAGATGTCACCACCTGTTACCACTTCGATTAATTCGATGTTGGTATCCAAGTCGTAGGTCTTATACGTATCAGATGTAGATGATGGTTTAGATTCAGAATCCACGGATTTGTAGCATACGTATACATCTAATACGAGTTTACGTACTACATGTGTATCCATCATTGTATTACCAAAGTTACCATCATCGGTAAATTCGGTACTTAACAGACACAAAGAGAATGCTTCAATAGCTTCTGAATCAGATACTTTTTCAATAAATTTAGAAGTCAAGTCTACACCCCAGCGATAATCGCGGAATGTACCAATCTTAAATTCTTTCTTATTGAAATAATCAATCAGAATACGACGTACTAAACCAGTACGGTCTTGTTCTTCCAGATTAGTGATACCTGTTACAGATTTAGTTTGAGAAGATTGGGCAATCCGTTTGATACGGTGTTTGTTAATTATATCAGGTTTCTTAATCATCTTATTGATGATTTTGATATTCTTATCGTGTGGTAATACTTCACTGTACTTTTCCAATTTAGCAATGAAGTTTGCTACGAAAAATACAATACCAATTAAGATTAAACAACCTAATGCAAAGAATGCAAATTTTTCCATTTTAATAGTTCCTTTAAATAAGTGTTAATAAATAGATGTACTATCTAATAGATTTGTACACCTTAATAGTATAGGTTTAAATTATCTTAGATTAAGGTATAAAGGACAATGGAAAGATATGAATAACCTTATAGTAAAAAGGAATAACAAAATGTTTGAAGTATTTAAAACACCGACTATTAAAGAAGATACTACTAAAAATCAAATCATTGTAGAAGGGATTAACTTAAAATTAGTATATCGTGATTTTGAGAAATATATTGGTTCTAAGATGCTTTATAATATCTTAGATAAGTCAAGTAGATGGGAGATGAAGTTTCAGAAATTCTATTTGCCTGACATGTATCATGTGGTATTAGAATTACTAAATAATGATAAATTTAAACGTAGAATCGTATCTCGTTCAAAATTACAAAAACTAAAAGAATTATTTGAAACCATTCCTTTGGTGCAAAATATTAAGTTAATTCAGAATACCAAAGATGAAGATATTCCTGTTGTAAATAAATCTATTTTAAAAAATATATTCGTACCAGGACTTAAGCTATTTGAACACCAAGATAAGTTTATTGATAACTGTTTATTTAAGTCTAAGTTAATGGACTTAAGAGGTTATCTATTAGACGCAGGCCCTGGTTTAGGTAAGACCATTAACTCTATTGCTTTAATGGAACTATTAGGTGCAGATAAGATTATTGTGGTATGTCCTAAAAAAGCAGTTATCGATGTATGGGAAGAAACCATTAATCGTATTTACAGTAAGTCACAAACTTATAATTTATCTATTGATTCTGTCAAGGGTGGTAAAGTTAAGTTAGCTAATTTTTCTCTAGATAGTAAATTCATGGTTTGTCACTTTGAATCACTGGATAAACTAGTAGCTAGTTTAAGGAATATACCTAGCGGTAGATACGGGATCGTGCTCGATGAAGCGCATGGCATGAATAGCTATAAATCACAACGTTCTACATTGTTTAGAGAATTGAATAAAATAGTTAATCCTTATTTTTGTTTATGGATGTCAGGTACACCTTTAAAAGCACTAGGTAGTGAAACCATGACAATGTTTGAAACTATTGATAAGTTATTTACACCAGAAGTAGTTAAATCTTTTAATTCAGTATTTGGTATATCTGGTGTATATGCGGCCAGTGTAATGGCTAATAGATTACAATTAGTAAAAGCTACTATTAAAGCACAAGGTTCAGGCGTAGAGCAATTTACTTATCAATCTAAAGTAGTCCTACCTGATGCTTGGAAATATACACTTAGTACTATTCGTGAAGAAATGAAAAAG